GTTTCAAACTTGAAGCGCGGCAAAATTTCCACCGTGCGCGGCAAGCGCAAGGGCCGCAGAGCGAGGAGGCACTGACATGAAAAAGAGCAAACGCGGCGGGCGCAATCTGAAACCGCGTAAGCGCCAGAGCATCCGCCGCATGCGGAGATACTAGAATGCCGCTGAAGAAGGGCAGCTCGCGGGCGACTATTTCCTCGAACATTTCGGAAATGCGCCACAGCGGGTATCCGCAACGGCAAGCGGTTGCTGCAGCGATGCGACAGGCGCGGCGGGGGCGGCGTTCCCGGAGGCGCTGATGCCCCTGCCGTTCCTGTTCTCAATTCCTGACGACCCGCAAGGGGCGGACAGCTTCTTCTGGTGGCACGCGACCGACCACCAGGAAATTGCGCAGGCGACACAAACGCAGAAGATGGTCACCATCGTCAACAGGATTTTATATCCTTACGTGCCGAACGAGAAAGAGGCCTGGCTTGAGCGCCATCAGCAGACGCACGACGACATCATCGCGGCGCTCGGCATCAATATCGGCACCGACCTCACTAACGTCGATTTCAACGACCGCAAAAGTGTGCAGCAATGGGTGTACGATAACGCAGAGGAGCACCAGGCCATGCGGGCCGCGCTGAAAATTTAGCGCATGTTGAACATCGGAACGTGGATGCCAGCCAGGGCAAGCAGCTGGATGATGATGTAAATTGCGATGAAGGCGATGATAACGATGAGGATGACGCGCACCGCAGTCGCAAATGGCTCGCCCAGCGGTATCAATGGCAGGAATTGCTGGATTGCCCACCAGATCACGCCGAGGATGATCAGCATCAAAAGGATGCCGATGAGGGTGCCTATCATGCCGTATCAACTCGCACATGACAGCGGGGGTTCCACGTGAGCATCGGCAGCTTTTTCGAGCACGCATTTGCGCCGGTCACCAACGTCGGCAATGCGCTCATCCACGGCGACATCACCGGTGGCCAGTATCAGGCAAGCCTGCCGGATTATTTGAAGGTTGGCGGCACACTGGCGGCGGCCGCATTGCCGTTCGTTGCCGGCCCTGCGCTTGCCGGGCTCGGCGGTGAGGCGGCCGCTGCCGGCGCGGGTGGGGCAGGCCTTGGCACCGCCGGCATTGATGCCGCGGCGCTCTCACCTGACATCGCCGCAACCGCCGGCACCTACGGGGGCGAGCTCGCCGGAATACCCGGGGCCGGGTTCACGCCGGCAGTCAGTCCGCTCGATGCGATGGCCGCATCACCGAACGCCTATGTAGCCCAAGGGTTTGGCGCGCTACCTGCAGGCACTCCCGGCACCGCATTGAGCCTTGCACCGACCGCGCCAGGCGTGAGCGGGAGCATTGATGCCGACGTGCTCGGTGCGACGCTGGGTGCGCCGGGCAGTGCGCCGCTCAGCATCCCGGCGGCAGCGGCTGCGCCGGGTGCCGCGCCTTGGTATGCGGGTATCCCGGGCGTGAGCTCGGTCGCCAACTTCGCGTCGGCCAACCCGATGACGACGGCGGCGCTCGGCCTCGGCGGCGCCGCGCTGCTCGGCGGGCAGAAGCTGGGCTCGCTGTTCAATCCGCAGCTGCCCGACGAGCAGAACCTGCGCAACATTGCCGGCGCCGAGCAGCAGCAGTTTCAAACGCTCAGCGCCGAGGGCCAGGCGCTTGAGCAGCCCCTGCTCACCGGACAGCTACCGCCTGGCTGGCAATCGGTCATCGACCAGCAGCTCAACCAAATCCGCGCCCAGTACGCACGCCTGGGGCTCAGCGGCTCGACCATGGAGCAGCAAGACCTGGCGACCGCGCAGACGACGGGCGCGCTGCAAATCGCGCAGCAGCTCGCGCAATCCGGGCAGACGCTCATCGGCGATGCGACGCAAGCGCTCGGTGCCGACGCCGACGTCTATAAGAACCTGATGACCTCGCGCATTGCACAGGACACCGCGACCCAGCAGACGTTCGGGCAATTCGCCGGCGCGCTCGCGCTCGCCGGCGGGCTCAGCGCGCGTAACCCGACCACCGCGGCGACCTCATCGACCTCGGTGTGACATGGCTGAAACCGACACCACGGACGACACCAGGCCACGCGAGCCGCAACCGCCACCCGAGCGACCGACGTTTGCGCCGCCACCACCAGCATTTCCGTCGATGTTCTCGCCGAGCTCGCCGGCAACGACCGCGCTGCCGTTTGCCGGCGGTGGTTTTCCCGAGCCCACACGCGAGAACCTGCTCGCGCGCCAGCAGATGGCGACCGAGAACGCCATCGCGGACAGCCAGGCGGCGCAGCAAGCAATTCGCGCCAAGAGCGCGCAGCAGTTCGCACTGGGGCAGCAAACCATCCCGGCCGCGCGCGAGCCGAAATTCTACAACGTGCAGCCGCCGCCGAAGCAGGAGTTCATCAACCCGCTCAAGGCGTTTGCCAACCCGCTGGTGCTGGCAGTCACGCTCGGCTCGCTGGCGGTGCGTCGTGGCGGAGGCCTCGCCGCCATGAAGGCGGCGACCGAGGCCATCAACGGTTTTCACAAGGGCGACCAGGAAGCCATGAAGAACAACATGGACAACTGGCAGGCGGCAACGGACGCGGTCATCAAACAAAACAACATCGAGCTCAGCCGCTACAACGCCGCGCTCAATACGACCAAACACAACGTCGGCGAGCGCGCGGCCAAGATGGAAGCCATCGCGGCCAGCATCGGCGATGAGGTGAAACTTGCAGCGATGCGCAGCGGCGACTGGGACCGGGTCATCAGCTTGACGGATCAGCAGCGCCAGTACACCGAGCAGATGGAGCAACTCAAGTTACGCTACGGTACCGGTGCCATTACCGACGGGGATGTGCAATCAGCTGCACAGCGACTAGCCGCCGGTGAAGATGAGAATACCGTGCTGAAGAGCTATAACACTTCCGGTCCCGTGGGCGCTGAAAATAAGAACCGCATCACCCGTGCAGCGGAGGATTTATACCGACAAAAATGGGGAGACAATTGGCCAGACGAACTAAACCGGCAACGAGCGCGCGTTAAGGCCTACGCGCCTGCTGAGCGCTCGTTGGCAGTACGGGCTAAGAATACCGAGTTCATCAATAACAATTTGAACCGACAAATTTTGCGCGTCATTCAATCATCAAAACAGGTGCAGCGCGGCAATTGGGTGCCGTTCAATGATCTTGTGCAGATGGCGGAGGAAAGCATCAGCGACCCTGCGTTACGGCAATTCAGAACAGACCTTCTGGAACTTGGTAATTGGTGGGGCCGCGCAATGAACCCGACCGGGCAGCTGCGGGTCGATGATCGCAATCACGCGCTCAGAGAATTGGGATCAGGCACCGGCGAGGAGGCATTGCTGGCGGGAATTGGCAGGATCAATGAAATGGTTAAGAGCGAACGCGAAATTGCAGAAAGAATGATGAAGGGCCAGGACGTGCCACTTGTCGATATTCAGGAGGAAATAGAACGGGCCAAGGCCGGCGGCACCACCGGCGCGGGCGGCGCTCCGCACGGCGCGACCAATATCAGGGTCGAGTGATGGCGGACACCGACGAAATCGCACGCCTGCGCGAGGAGGACCGACCGGCAACCCGGCACACCGGCATCGAGGCGGCGACCGAGGCGGTGATGCGGGCGCCGACGCAAATGGTGACCGGCCTCGTAGACCAAGCGCAGCGGCTGCGCGAGGCTGGCAGCGCAGCCTACGTTGAGCCACAGGCCTACAATCCCAGCGCCCCGTTCCAGACCGCGCTCGGCGGGATCGGCGCGCGCCTGCCATTCACCGGCCAGGTCGAGGGCGCGCTCGGCAGCGCCGGCGGCAAGATTGTGCAACCATCAGGCCTCGCCATTCCTGGCAAAGCGTTTGGGCAAGCCAAGGCGGAAGCATCGCAAGCTGTTAAGCAAATGCCGTCCGGTGCCGGGCCGCTCAATCTGTCGGGCGAGTTACGTTCGAACGTGCCGCAGGTTCCGATCCCGCGCTATGTGCCACCGCGCGGAATATCGCCACGCCTGCAGGCTGCGATGGCCAACCCAGCCGTCGTTAACGGTGTCCGCGCCAGCATGCGGGCGGGCATCCGTGTTGGCGCCCATCGCTGGTATCACAATGAGCCGATCCGCCAGGCCTGGATTGCCGAGCTCGGCGAATATCAGGGTGCCCGGGAGTTTGCGCGCCTGATGGATTACGTCGCGGCAACGTCGCCGCAAACAAAAGTGCCTGAAAACATTCGCAACGCCAGCTACTTTTATTTGATGACGGGACGCGAGTTGCCGGCAAAACTCCCCTATCCGTACGGCAGCAAGGCGCAGCAACTGCACCGCGGAAATATCGCCAAACTGGAGCAAGCCGGCAGTACGGTCGGAGCACAACATGAACCAGAACATCGCGGTTGGGATATTTTCACCAACCCCAAGCCGGTGTCGTTCTCCGAGGACCTGCAGGGCAACCTTATTCCGATTGCGGCCGACACGCACGCTATGCGCAATCTCGCTATGCGCACCGGCGACCCGCGCTGGCTGGAAACGCAAATTCAAGAGGTGACCGGGAAAGGAAAGCAACCCTCAGCGTGGCAGCGTGAATGGGCCGATCGAATTACGTACAACGAAAAAAAGAACATCTACGTTATCACCTATCGCCCGCAAGACCTCGTCCTAAAGGGTCGCATGAGCATGAAGGACGCGGGCAAAATACCCCCGTTTTGGGTAGGTCAGCCGAACAAGGGTGAGTACGGGGCGGTCGAGCAATTCTACAGCGACATTGCCAGGTCGGTGGGCATGGCGCCGGCGGAAGGACAAGCGGCGGCCTGGTCGGGCGCCGGCGAGCTCACCGGGCTCGGCACGCCGCCGGACAAGACGTTCGCGCAAATGTTCAACGAACGCGTCATGTACACATCGCTGCTGCGTAACGAACAACCAGAGGACACGCTGCGCTATTTGATCCGCAAACAAAAACCGCTGCTAGGTTTCGGCGGTGCCGGCCTCATCGGCATGGAGGGCCTGAAAGAAATGGTCGAGGTCGACGATGGCGGATTATAAAATCGAGTACGGTGGCAAGACTGTTTCCTTCACGGCGGCCGAGGGGCTCTCCGAGGAGCAGCAACGCGAGGTGGCCGCGCATGCGACCAGCGGCGGCGCACAGCAAACGCTGCGCTTTGACGCGCAGGGCAAGCAGATCGAGGCGCCATGGGACCCGCATAGTGAAGAAAAGTTCGACGTTGGCATGGGAAAAATTCTGCCCTCGGTCGGCCGCGCGGCGAAGGCTCTCCCCGGCAGTGTCATGCACACCGGCCAGGAGCTCTGGAGCCTGATCCAGAACTACAGCCAGGTTTACAATGCTGTGCGACAAATGGGTTTCACCGGCGTCGCCAAGGTGATCGGCAACGACCTGGTCGAGCACTACGGGTCGATCGAGAAGGCACGCCGCACGTTTGAAACCGACCCGGCGCGTTTCCTGATGGATATTTCGGCCGGGCTGTCCGGTGGCGGCACATTGATGGCCAGGCTGGGCGCCACCGCGGCGCGTATCGGCGAGGGGGTCGCCGCCGCCGGCCGCGCGATCGACCCCGTGGCGATGGCGGCACGCGTAGGGCCGGCGGTGGTGGGTGAGCCGGCGGCACAGCTGCTCGGCCGCACAACCAAGCAAGGCGCACAGACGATGCGGCGCGCCAGGGAGGCAGGCTACCAGGGCACCCAATTGCCTGCAGCATTACGCCCGCAAGTGGGCTCCGCTGTGCAACATGGGCTCGGCCTCTATGGGCTCAGTCATTTGCCAGGTGTTGAGCACGTGATCGCGCAGCATCCTATTCTGTCCGGTATTGGCGCCACGGTTGCGGGTGCGCGCTCGCCGAGGGTTGGCGGCTCGATCATGTACGGGATAGGTGCCACCGAGCGAGCCGGTGAACGCGCTGCACCTTATGTCCGCGGTGCGGCTGCGATTGCGCCGGGACGCAAGAAAACGCGGGAACAGTACAGTGTCCGTGTCGGCGACAAGACGGTGAAGTTTGAGGCACCGTCAGATTTAACCGAGGAGCAGCAGCAGGAGGTAGCACGTGGCGCGTTACGCTGAACTCCCCGGCGGCAAGCGCCTGTCGTTCGACGACAAGGCGACCGATCGCGAAATCCAGCGCGCGGTCCGGCGCGAGCTCGGGCTGGAGCAGGGCGATCTGATCGAAGCGGTCGAGGCGATGACGCAGAGTGTCGCCAGCCTGGGCAAGCGCATCGACAGCGCCAACAAGGACATGGTCGACGGGGTCACCACCGCGATCAAACAGCTCACCACATCCCAGGACCAGGCGACCAAAGATTTAGCGAAAGACCTGGTCAAGGCGATGGATCACCACAGCCAGCTCGCCGGCGTGCTCGGGCAGGCGGTCACTGCGCTCAATTCGATGATCGAGCGGGTCAGCGATCAATCCAAGGCCGAGCTAGAGCGCACGCAGAGCACTGCCGAGGATGCGGCCAAGACGAACGAAGCGGCTGCGAAGCGCATGGAAAATTCCGTCAACGTGTTCATCCATGCGCTGCAAAAATACGAGGACATTCGTCGCTCGCCGAAAAAGGTGCGGCGCCTGGCTGACGGCTCGTTCAGCATTGATGTCGACCGGAGGCAGTCATAGCGCGCATCCGCAGCCTGGAGGAGCTCGCTGGGCTCGACCTGCCGCCAGAGGACATCGAGGACCTGATGGTGGCGTGCATGCTTGCTGAGGAAGAATGGATTATCGAATGTCGGATGCGGGTGCGCCGGGTCGGCGGCAAGCCTTCGTTTCCAACCAACGGGCTTATCACCGAGGATGCATCGCAATTTCTCATAACAGAGGATGCCAGCCAGTTCCTGGTCACTGAAAATTAAAATGACAGTTACCGGCACCAAGCTATCACAATTTGATTTTTCGCCTTCGCCGCCGACTGCGACAGACGTTTTGGTTGGGGTGCAGAAGCCGACCGTTGCCCCCCATGATTTTCTGTATACCGTTGCGCAGGTTGCGAGCGTGATTGGACCGCTGCTGGCTGGAGCGCCAGTTAATTCCATTCAATTCAACAACGCGGGCGCGTTTGGCGGTGATGCCAATCTTAATTGGTATCCGTCGGGTACAAGTCCCGGGACTAGTCACTATGGCGGTGTGGTCGACTTGTTGCATGGAGCGATAGGTGGCTCCGGCATTATAGACACTATCATTCTTAACGTGGGAGAACCGGGACCTCTACCGCCTGGTTTTACTCCAAATGAACATCGCACTGGAGCAATGGTTCTCAATATCAACGAGAACATAATCCTTAGTGGGTCGGATAGCCCTGCGCGGTACGGTGCTGCGATATCCATGGGATACACAAATAATAGTACCGCCGTCGCCGGCAACGCGAGTTTCGGCAGTTTCTACAATTGGATGACGCTTAACAGTAATTCAACTAAAGACATCGGTTTTACCGGTGCAAACAATAATTTTCTCTATAACTTTGCTCCAGTTCATGTTGATAGCCTTGATGGCTTGTTTTTCAACGTCAGTAATCTGGCTGGGAATGTAGATGACTGTTATGCTATTGTCGGCTTTGTTGAGAATGCACATGGCACTGGCTTTTCAGTACAGGGAATAAACCTGCGGGCATTTGTTGATGGAACCGCTAATATTCCAGATTTATATGGAATACAGGTCACTGTTGGAACAACTGTTAGTGCAACCTGCACGACCCAGCGTGCAATAACAATTACGACCCCCAGTACCCCGACCGCCACACTGACAAACAATTACGGTTTGGAAATTCAAGATCAATCCGGTACTGGAGCATCTGTCAATAATTGGAATATGTGGTCGGCGGGTAATACCTCGGTCAACAAGTTCGATGGCATCATCCGTCTCGGCCCCGCCACTACCGACGCATCCCCTACCGACGGCGATCTCTGGTACGACGGGACGCATCTTAACTTTCGCAAGGGTGCCTCAACCATAGTATTGACATGACAATTACGTTAGAGTTCACCGACCAGGAATTGCGCGCGCTGCAAGCGGTGCTTGATCTCGCGTGCAAGGCAGGCGGCATGCAGATTGCACCAACGTGTGTGCTCCTCGCACATAAACTGCAGCAGGCATCCGCAACAACACAAAACCCGCAAAGCAATGGTCACGCTGAATTGGCGAGGCCGCCGCAGTCGCATGCCAAATGAAACGGCTTCCCATGGCGCGGCGTATATTGCTACTGTTGGGCCTGGTATGGCCGGAGCGCAGACATGGGCGTAGATAAAAACCTGCCACTCAATCAGCAGATAACGCGGCGCATCGACAAATTTGTCATGAGCCTGCTGGATCATGCCGAGAAAAATCCCGAGGACACCCCGCTTGAGCTCAAAATTTCGCTGCTCACTGCCTTTGGGAAATGGGTTGCAATCAAGAACAAGCTGATGGACGTGATGGAGGGAGAGCAGCTCAATGACATTCGAAAGCGCCTCCACGGCCCCGACGCCAGCCCGCTCTCGGGTTACGCTTTTACAAGAGAGGAGCGTGCCCGCGGCTCCCGAGCCGGCGTCGACAAGCGCCTCGGACGCAATTATGCCGCCGGGGACGGAGCCGAGCTCGGCGACCTCAAGGCGCGACTACCTCGGCGAGGTGACCGCCGTCCTGACGGCGATCGCGATGCTGGCGGCGGCAAGGATAATCCTGCTGCTTAGCGTCGTGGGCGCCTTTTTCCTGGCCTATCTCGCAATCAGCAGTCCAACGGTACCCGCGCTCGTTGCCGCCGGTATGTTTAACTTTTTTGTCGTTATTCCGCTGATTGCCCTTTTCTGGCAGCGCGGATAATCTCGCTGCACCACCGCTCCCTGCCGCCGAGGCGAGCCCACCCAGGAGCTCGCCATGCGTCTTGTACTCGCCTTGCTAGCTGCCTTGCTGCTGACCGCCGTTCCGCGGCCGACACATGCGCAGGTTCCAATATCGTGCACCAGCACCGTCGTTTATGACGCCTCGACCAATGGTGCCACGCAGCTCGTCGCAGCGATCGCCAACGCGCGCATCTACGTATGCGGCTACGTCATCTGGTCAGCCGCCACGGCGAACGTAGGCCTGCAATCCGGTACCGGCACCAATTGCGCAACCGGCACGGTCAATCTGACGCCGGCCTATCGCATGGCCAGTACGACCGGAACCGGTGTCGGTATCCTGGGTAATTACCAGGGGCTGTCGACAACGCTCAACCAGGCGCTGTGCATTAACTCCAGCGCCGGCGTCGCGGTTCAGGCGATGGTCTATTTCGCGCAATTCTGAGGGGCAGCACCATGCCGGGCGTCGTCACTCTACAAAATCCAAAATACAATCAGAACCCGGTTGCGTATGCTTTTACGCTGACCGCCACTTCCCAGCAGGTGCTAAAATTCAATGCGCTGCGCGAGCGCGTTATCTTTCACAATGCAAGCGCTACGGCCAATGTCGGATTGTGCTGTTTGGTCGATCAAAACGGCAACCCGCTGGCGGCACACGTCAACGGTGCGGGAAGCATCACGATGTTGCCGCTCACCACGTTCGACCTCGACACGTTTCCGGTCAGCGGCTGGAACGCAATTACCGACACGCCAGGTAGCGGGTTTACCATTCTTGAGTTTTTCTGATGGCTAGTCAGAACCCCCCAACCAGGTTGATGTTTGCTCCTGGCTTTGGAAACCCCAATCTGGTTTTGACGTCATCATCGGGACCACCGGTCGTGAGTGCTCCGAAGCTGCGGTTTGAGTTCAAGACGAATAGCATGTACCTGGGAGGACCGAGCTAATGGCAGCATCACTAGGCACGCTTTCTATCATCGATGGAAATAACGTCACACAAACAATTCAGGTGCTCGATCAATCGGGCACTGGCGTCGGTCCATTTACTTGGGGCCATGTAATCATCGATGGTGTTGCTGGCGTACTTCGCGCCCAGGTCACTGCGGCAAACGCGCTTAAGGTCGATGGGTCTGCTGTTACCCAACCAGTAATCACCAAACGCTCATCAGCAGGAGTACAAACCAGTGTCGCCAGCTCCGCATCAAGCGTGACCATTCTGGCGGCTAACTCCAATCGTCTTGGGGCCACGGTTTACAACGACAGCACTCAAATTCTGTATCTGTTGCTAGGAACCGGCCCCGCCTCTACCTCGGTCTACACCGTGCAGCTGGGTTCTCAGTCTTACTACGAAGTTCCATTCAACTTTACGGGGCAACTCACTGGCATTTGGGCCAGCGCGAACGGCAATGCTCGCGTAACTGAGCTAACATAATGCCGCTTTACCCCAGCGCATTTCGCCCGCCAGTGATACCGCTGTCTACGCGGTCCTTTTATAACCCCGCACCAGTGGTGCCTCCCTATGTTGGTCCTGGCGATCGCGTCGCGAGCGCGCTGGGATGGTGGGGATTGCGCGGCTACAATGCGGCGGTCAGTAATGGTACAACTAAAGCTGTCAACCTTCGCCGTGATAGTGATAACACAACACAAGATTTCGTTATTTTGTCAAACGGCAATCTTGATGTTGCGTCCATTACCACGTTTAAGAGCGCGGCTAATCTCTTTGTAACGAAAATCTACGATCAAACCGGTAACGGCCTTGATATAGCGCAGGCCACTGCGGGGTTGCAGTTTGCGTTTACATTGGCTGGGTTAGGTTCATTGCCCATAATTCAGATCACAAGCACAACTCAAAAAATGTTGTCGGCCACCACTTTGACGCAGGCAGCTCCTTTTACCATTTCGTTTGCTGCGCAACGAGTGTCATTTGGCACTGGTTTTACAGCGGTATTGGATGGAGACGTCGGTAATACTCCGCAGGCTGGATTTAACAGTTCCGCAAATGGCATCTATGAGTATTCGGGGGGCAGCCCCGTATCGACTGCAGCGACTGACGGCAGTTATTACGCGATACAAGCTATCTTTAATGGCGCATCGTCTATCATCACTGTAAACGGCACGGATAACAGTGTGGCCAGCAGCGGCAATATTGGTTGGTCGGCGGGCCACGTCGGAATTGCTGACCAGAACAATGGCGGCAACACGATTGATTGGTTGGAGGCAGGAGTGTGGGGCATAGCCTTTAATGGTACCCAGCGCACAAATATGAACTCTAACCAACGTACCTATTGGGGCTTCTGATGACAGGACCGTCTGCAATACAAGGCCCCAAGGAGAATGCGAGTTTTTTGCTGTTTTCCACGTTGGCGGCGGCACAGCAGCGTTCGCATCAGATCGGTGCGGCAATGCATCTTGAGGGTGTCAACACCATCTACTGGTATTCGATCACAGAATTGACCAATGGTCAGTTTGCTATGCATGTCGATCCAATGGGGTATGGCGTTTATGACGCCCATCCGGGGCCGACGGCAATAGGGCAATTAACACCAGCAGAGATTGCGGCCCTGGTGCCGTGGGCTACAGTGCAGCCGAACTGGCCAGTGACGGCGCCATGACATTTGCTTTTGGCACTCCGATCTGCGATCGAATTAATATGCTCCAGCCTGGGCATAATGTGGGGGCAGGCAATGCTCACGACGCCGTACTAAAGGCCGACAACATCAATCAATGGACTATCTACAACACGCTTTTCGCGGGTGGGGCAAATGCGGTTACGGTTACGCTGGGCGCAATGGCTACCGCGCCGGATGGAACCAACACTGCGCAGAAGATAGTCGAGACAACGACTAATAGCGTTCATGCTTTGCAGGCGATTGCTCAGCCCGGCAGTGGCAATTCCGCAATCACCACTGTGGCATGGCATGTCGAACGGTTGGCTGTGATTGCCAAGGCGGCAGAACGCACGCGTATCGCGCTGGTTATATCAGATTTTTGGTATCCCAATCAGCCCTCGCTTACAAAGGGAGTGGTTGCTGTATATGATCTTGCGGGAGGTCAGATCGCGGTACCAGGTGCCGTGTTTGGAACGGCCGTAGCGCCTTTGTGGCAGGCGATTGGACAATCTATCACTCTGCTGAGTGGCGGCGGTGGAGGATGGTATCTCTGCACGCTGGATGTAATTATAGGTGCCAACACCAGCGACAGTTTAGGGCCAGCCGCTACTTTTCTTATCGACAATGGCAGTGGCCTTGCTCCACAAAGCACGACTTACACCGGGGATGCCAGCAAAGGTATTCTAACTTGGCGCAGCAACATGCTTCCGCCTAGAGCCTGGGCGCTTACAGAACAAATATTTTTTGACGACTTCAATGATTTGTCCACGATCGATCTTACTAACAGCAATGCTGCTGGGTTCAATTGGTATATTTCAGGAAATTTTCCTCAATTCGGAGGATTTCCCACTTCCGCATCTGACCTTTCGGTAGCAAGCTCGATTTTGAAGATCGGTGCTCGTCTTGATACAAATCCTTCAGAAATGTTATCGATTGCCTATAAAACACCATTCGTGAACGGGCTCAATCCGTGGCTTGGAAATACTTTTACATTGCCAGTGCTAATGGAAGCTAGCTGGTCTTGGGACACGACGCCTGTTCCATTATTCACGGCGTCATTTTGGATACGCGATGCTGTATCTTTGGGTACCCAACTTCAGCCGCTCCTCTATCCTCCAACAGGACAACTGCCTTTCCAGCCTGCGGGTGAAATTGATATTTTTGAAAATTCAGCAGCGCCTGCCGGTTATGTTCCATACATCACTTCCTCTACGTCGGCTTCTCCGCAGGTTGGCGGGGAGGAAGAAAAATCGGTCAATACCCCTCTCGACAGCATTACAGTATGGAACCCTGGTACTCGATTTATTCCAGGTAACAAAGTGTTTTGGATGGGAACCTATTATCTGAACACAAACACTAGCATCGGCAATATGCCGCCGAATGCATCGTTTTGGTCTGTCACTGCTGCCCCCGTGCCTGTCCTCAACATCGATTTCTCGCAACAGCATGTTTATAGCATGCTTTGGATACCCTATGTGGGGGCGAACGATTTTGGTCAAATTCTCCACTTCTTCGATGGTATCTTTGCAGGCGGTATCTGCTACGGGCCGGAGGCACTTCCAGGCCAAGGCTCAAACTACATGCAGGCTGCGGATAATCTTCTTTGGCCAATTTTTCTTCAGGGAGGTAACAACTATAATAATTTTGTTGATTGGGTTTCAGTGTATGGCCTGCCGCAGAGTAAGCTAAGTTCGCTTCGCATTCATGACAGTTCTGCTACGGTGCGAAACACCCAAGCAACTGACCAGAGCAGTGTTGGAACCGGTCCATGGGAGGCGTCCAGAATATCCCTCGACGGTGTGGCTGGATCGTTACCCGTGCAATCAATGTATGGATACTGGATTGATGGTTCTGCAGTTACCCTACCAGTGAAAGACAACACTTCCTCAACCGCTACCCAAACCAGCGTTGCCAGCTCGGCATCAAGTGTATTTCTTTTGGAAAGCGGCAATCGTCTCGGTGCTACGATATTCAACGACAGCACGCAAATCTTGTACGTGCTGCTTTCGTATTATGAGCATGGTCCCGCGGCCTCTACCACTACCTACACTGCGCAGGTAGGTCCGGGTGCTCGCTATGAGGTGCCGGCGGGTTACGCTGGTGGCATTCAAGGCATATGGGCCTCGGCCAATGGCTTTGCTCGTATCACGGAGCAGACATGACCGGTCCGGTTGAGGAAGCAGTCCACGTTGCCGGCGGCGTCGTTGAGGCGCTCAAGTCAACGCCGATGACGCTGGCTATGATACTGACCAACATCATGCTGCTTATCTTTCTGTTTTACAGCCAGACGCAATTTTTCAATCAGCGTCAGGAGCTGAGCAAGTATTTTCTGGAAAGCGAGCGCGAGGTGCGCGATATACTGTCGAAGTGTGTCGTGCCGCGCCGCGAGGGCGCGCTCGAAAAGCCGAGCATCGTCGGCGAGTACAGCAAGCCGGCGCCGATCGAAATGGAGCCGCTTAAACCACTCCCGACAGAGGAGCCTGCAAAATGACCGCTTTTGCTATTTCGAGTGGACATGGATTGAAGGTGCGTGGGGCATCCGGATATTTGGATGAGGTCAACGAAGCGCGCCGGGTGGTCGAGCAGGTCGCGGCCTATCTGCGGCAGATGGGCGACACTTGCGTCACGTTTCACGACGACACCTCGACCTCACAGAACCAAAATTTGTCGACCATCGTAAACTGGCATAATCGGCAGACCCGGTCGCTAGACTGCAGCATTCATTTCAACGCCTACCAGACAACATCGAAAGCGATGGGGACAGAATGCTTATACGTGACACAGCAAAGCATGGCGGCGAAGGTGGCAGCGAGGGTCGCAACGGTAGGTTTCATAAACAGGGGTGCCAAATATAGAAGCGACCTCTATTTTCTGAACAACACCAGCAAGCCGGCAATTCTAGATGAGGTCTGCTTCGTTGACAGCCAGGTCGACGCGACCCTGTACAACGCACAGTTCCCGGCCGTGTGCCAGGCCATTGCCGAGGCGATCAGCGGCAAGACGCTGGAAGCACCGGTCGAGCCCCCAGTCGAGCCTCCGGTCGAGCCGCCAGTTGAACCGCCGACCGAGCCGCCAGTGACAGAGCCGCCGGCGCCAGGTGTGGGCACCGTGTTTGGTCTGTCCGCCGGCGACCAGCTTAACATCCGCGCCGCGGCCGCGAGCTCGGCGACCATCATCGGCAAGGCGGACAACAACGACCTGCTCACGATCGTGGGCTGGGTCATGAACGGGTCTACCAAATGGCTCAAGTGCCAGTGGGGCGACAGTCACATGACCGGCGTCGCGGTGTGGGGATGGTGCTCGGCGGCCTATGTGCGCGTCGACGGTGATATTCCGCCGACCGAAAACGAGTGGCACGGTGGCATTACCGCAACCGTGTTCGGCGGCTCCGGCGACGAGCAGGCGAGCGCCTACCCGGACGTGGGACGCATCACCGGCTCAACCCGCGGCGTCGCCCTGCCGTACAAGTGGCAGGGCACCAGGCCGAAGGTGGAGGTGCTCGGGCCGGCCGGCAGTGTGACGACCGACATTGTCGACCTGGGTCCCTGGAATACCAATGACCCCGACTACTGCCTGGCGACCGATCGCCCCCTCGCCGAGCTGCAGTACACGACGCGCACCCGGGCGCAGAACGGACAAATACCGAGCAACGACGCCGGCATTGACCTCACGGAGCCGATCGCCAGAGCTGTGGGCGTCAGCGGTAAGGGAAAAGTTTCCTGGCGCCTCTCGGTACCGGTCGCCTAGAAATAACGCACCAGCGGGCCTCCTACGGGCTAGGAGAACAAAAGTGAACCCGCGCATGACGATATGACCTGGATATTGACCATTGTGCTGTCGAGCGGGCTCGCAATACCCGTGGCTGACTTTGCCACCGAACGCGAGTGCCTAAAGGCGGAAACGCTGTGGACGCTGGAGCCCGGGGTTGAAATCAGGTGCTTCCCGAGCGAAGCTCCAAAACCGCGGAAACGCCGCTAAACCCGGGCGTCGCTACCGCCCAGAGCACCCGCTGGCTTCACCCTCCCGCGCCGGCGGGTGTTCTGCGTCAGTCCGTGATTTTTCGGTCACCGATCGCAGGGTATCTGTCGACAATCGCCTGCATCAGGTTAATCGCCGCATCGCGCACGTCCTCGTCGTCCTGCCGGGACAGCAAAAACAGGAAGGGGATACAGCGCGCCAGCAGTTCTTCGTCAGGGGTCATTTTGCGGGGTTTTGCGGACCTGCATTTCGCTAAGCCATTGATGTTTCAGTGGAGCATGTTAAGCGAAAAAAAACAGAGCATGAGCATTTTCAAGGGGTTGGCTTCGACGGGTTTTCAACACCCTGTGGATGGGCTTTGCGCCAGTCGTCAGCGCGCTTGCGCCGCTGTTCGCCCTCGTTGCATTCGACGCGACCGCAGGTGATGTGCCCATCGAGCGCGTAGTCATCGCATACGGGGCACCGTGGCCAGTTAGGTGGGTAGGTCATCGGCTCTCCTCTGGGGCATCAGGATCAAACCGCAATGTTGGATGGTGAGGATGCCTTTGCTCTTCACCCGGCCTGCATTGTGGACACGGCACGTACCAATCACAGTGCAGCTTTTTGCTATGGCCCCAATACAGCAAGCCGGTTCCGTTACAGCCTGGATAGTCACATACCGATACGAGTTCCACCGTCATCTATTCCTCCACTTTGGCGATGGCGCGCCACAGCCTAAGCGTTGCCAGGGTCTCGTCCCGCTCGGCGCGTAGCCGCTCAATCTCCAGACATGCGGCTTGGTGATATCCGTTATAAGTTTCGCGTTCTGTCGTTGTATAATCCAAGTCGCGGCGCAGGCGTTCGATTTCCGCTTCGCATTCCTCTAGCCGTTCGTACTGAGCCTTGCCAACCTCCTCGCGCAGCCGCTCGATCTTGGCGGCCATACATATCGGACACATGCCGTCTGCGACTGCGGTTTCCCGTTCCCAAATTTCATGGTTGCAGATCATCGGCTGTCCTCGTCCTTGGCCGGCTTGAAATAATCGCACGTGTCCGCCTCAAGGATCGGCGACATCACCAACGTGCAGCGGGCGGGGAGCCGGAACATGCTGCACCGCCCGCACCGTTTGTCCGCGTTGCCTGCGCGGTAGTTAGCTTCCGTGTGGGATATTTTCGGCATCCGGATATCGTACCACTAGGCCAGGCAGCAGATCGGTCCAGCGACCCTGCTGCTCTGCCAGGCTATTCGCCATGCACCCGGCGTCGTCGACGCCTAGGAGTTCGAGCGCCTCCTCGAGCAGCGCCGCGCGACGGTACGCGCAGGCGTGTATCCAGTCCATGTGCTCGCTGTGCCAGGTTGCGTCGCGCGCCTCGTCCCGCCAGGACACCGACCATTCCCCCGGGCCGCACCAGACCAATTGGACGCGCTTGCGAGCGAGCCGGATTGCTTGCGCCCTCGTCATCACACGGCCTCCCGTTTCACGTGAGACCGCGCCGCCCGCGCGTCGTCGAGGCAGGCGATCGCGCCCTCGGCCTCGGCCTGCTGATCGGCGGACCGGCAATAGCGGGTAACCATAGGGACGGTCATGCCGACGCATTTCGCGATCTGGCCATCGGTCGCACCCGCATTGCGCAACCGCACGACCAGATGTCCGCGCAGTCCGTGCAGGTTGAGGCTCGCGAGCTCGGGATGCCGGTGGCGCTCGAAATGCGACCAGCACGACGTAACCTGCGGGCGGGTCCAGGGCTTGCCGTCCTTTTTCAGCAAGATGAAACGCAGGTTTGGATTGTCGAGCATCGCCTGCGCGCTTGGCCGTTCCCAGGTCCGGATGACCGCCGCGAGCTCGGGTGCAAATGGCACCCACAGTTCGAGTTTCGTCTTGCGGAAGGTTTTCTGCTGCCGCACGCGAATACCAAGGCGACCGTTGCGCTCGACGAGCTCACTCCATTGCATCTTGACCAGGTCGCTGCCGCGCTGACCGGTGCCGGCCGCGAGTGCGACGAAACGCGCCATTTGCGGCGCACAATGCTCGATCGCGATCGCGATCTGCTCATCGTGCCAGGCCAGGTGACCGCCGTCCGACTTGGCGACGACACAACCGAGCGTGATCGGGTAAGGCAGCTTGTCCATCCGCACCGCCCACTTCGTCACGGCCTTGAGCGAGGTCAGCGCCTGGCCCATCGCACCGGGCCGATTGCGATACCGTTCGAGAAACGCTTGCACGTGCGCGGTGGTGATGATGTTGACATCGTAGGCACCGAGCAAGTCTGGCCGCTCGGCTTGGGCGAGGTAGATGCGGTAGCCGCGCTTGGTGGCGGGCGCGAGCCCGTTAAACAGCTCGGTGGCAAGATACTCGCGGATAACCGCGGCGAACGTGCCGGGTGCGATCCGCTTGCGATTAGGATTGATCATGTCAGCCTCCCCTGTTGAGGCTTAGATGGTACCACATTGGAAACAGGTGTCAATAAATAACATGCTCTAAGGCGGAGCCTCTCGGATACGTGCTATTTCGGCAACGCGATCGCCGGCCTCCCCGAGCCGCTCCATGGCTTCCTCGACCGCCCGCCAGGACCACAGCCGCTTGCCGCCGGTTTCCAGGGGCTTGGGGAGCAATCCGCGCTCCACCCAGACGTCAATGGTGCGCGGCGACAGCGACAGCGCGTAGGCGAGTGTCGCTTGGTCCATGAACGCCGGCATGAACGAGCGCGGGGCTTTGCTCATTTTTTCGCATTTTTCTTGGCCCAGTACTTACAAGCAGGCGTGTGAAACGGGATGACGCGGTGATGCCACTTGCCGCCCATCAACTCGGCATATTTTGCACAGGCCTCGCCGAGGCGCTGCGGCGGCGGACCCCAGTACGCGCAAACACCGCACACCTTGCCTTTCGGCCCAGTGCCGGAGAAATGCGCCATGCCGGGCACGGTGCGCTCGTAGCGCTCGCTGTTTGCGTCGCGCGTCAGGGTCGGGTCCATGTGATGCCTACCTTGTCGAGACACTCGCGGGCGAGCTCGCGCACCACGTCACCGTTCCACGCCGTGCCGTCCGAGGTGTCGCCGCGCGCGATCGAGGTGAGCAGCGCCACGATGCGCGTCATCCCGTCCACCAGGTTGTCGCGGTCATTTTTCACGCTCTGATATTGCTCCGGTGTTATCATTGCTTCGCGTCCTCTTTTGGTATCAGCGCTTCCAGCTCGTCTTTCATCTGCTGGGTGACCAGCGTGTAGTCCGCGCCGGCGAGCGTGCGGCAATAGGCGCGCAGCTGCGTTCGCCCGCGCTGCGCCGCCTCGCGCGCCATGTTGGCAACCGAAATACGAGAGCCGGCCGACGCGGGGGCATTTTTGGCGGTGTTGCTCACGCCGACCGGCTCCGTGCCTGCAGCAACCGTCCGAAGTGCAGGCAACCCCTTCGCCCATTCCGCCAGGCGCTCGCCGGTCGCCAGCGTGATGGGCTCGTTGTCGCGAAAAACATCGGCCAGGTCCGGCCGCGTCAGCTTGGTGACGTGCAGCCGATGCTCCTGATCGATCCAGGCGTGCACAAACATTTCATAGAGAATGTCCGCGCTCTGCGTCGGGTCCAGCAACTCGCTGCGCACCCACTCTTTCTTGCCGGCGGCATCTTTCTTTTCGACCATCGGATATTTCGCGCGCATGCACACGATGACCAGCGGCACCGGCGTTTGCAGCAGGCGCAGCATGAAATGCCGTTGATGATCCATCTTGGGACGTTGCCAGACCAACGGCCCCTTGACACCCTTGGCCTGATTTTCTGACGCCATGTCGAGCACCCCGCCGGTGCCTTCCCATTCATGGCTCGCGCTGTCGATGATAAGAACCTCCGGCAGCGCTTGCTCGGCAACGCTGATCGCCTGGCCAAATTTGAGCGGCGCAAAATTGTCGCGCATCGACACCACGTCGTAGCCGCCGTCAATCAGATCGACATAAGCCTCGCCGCGGCCTCCCTCGGTCTCGATCATCACGATGCGACCGCGCGGCGCAAACCCGCGCGCCAGCAGCAGCGAGCTCCAAGTCTTGCCGGCGCCAGATTGGGCATAGATGCCGACTAAAGGCTTCGCTTCGCCGCGATTTGCTTTGCGTATCTGATAAGTCAAACCCTAAGCCTCGCCTTGCCTGACCGCGCCTAACCAAACCCCGCCATACCAGACCGGGCCTTGCCGGGCCTAATCCCTGTTTGGTCGCGGTCGCGGCAGCGGAATTGATAAACTTTCGACGCGCTGCCGACACCGAAACTCCAAACTTGGTATCGACAGCGCGCCGACTACGCACGCTTCCTCGGTACGGTAACTGTCAGCGAATTTCCACGCACACTGACCGTTCAGTTGCGAACAAACTAAAATCAGCAACTGCCACCTCACGGCACCACCAATGACGCAGCATCGGGTTTCGGCAGTGCCGGAGCTTCAAGTTTCGGGTTTTCCAGCCGCGGCGTCTGCTCCTCAAGCCACGCCACCGAGCGCTTGAGCTCCTGCATCGCGCTTTCCAGAACATGCGCCATGCTCTGACCCTTGCTCTCAAGCATCGCCTCATGCTCGTCGACCAGCTTGTCGACGCGCGCCACCAGCGCATGACACTCGTCACGCATCTTGTGCAGCACCTTGATGGTGTCGCCGTGCGCCGCGGTGAGCGTGTTGTTGATGATATGCTGCGCCTTCTGCATGTTCTCGGCGTTGTTCAGCGCCGGCACCGTCCGCTCGACCTTGCGCGTCAGCATGCGCAATTCATCTTCCAGTTCAGTAGGAACCGCCTGTATCGCCATGCTCACTCTCCTGTTGCTCCACACACTCCTCGATAAACCGGCGGATGATCAGGGTGCGCAACGCGCACAGACCAAAGAACACGAACAACGCGACGCACAGTCCGAAAAAAATCTCAAGCAGCTGCACGCGCATCAGCGGAAACCTTCGACAAAGCGTGTGGCGCCGTCGAGGTCGTTCTGCATCGCATACAACAAGCCGATCGGTTCCATTGTTTTCAGGATGCCTTCAAAATCAGGGTGCTTGCGCAAATCGGAGCACATGGATGCAATTGCGTTGGCAACCTCCTGCCGCTGCAGGTATTCCCGCGCCCGCTGCTTACACCATTGCAAATGCTCGTCTCGCGTGCGCATCAGAACGGGTTCCCTATGCCGGTGCGGTACTGATACTCCCGTGTCTGCAGCTTGCACTTGTAGCCGGACACGCCGGGATACAGCAGCATGACATGACCGGCCGTATTGCAGATCGCCTCGGTCGTGAAATCCGAAACGCGTTCCATGTGGCAGGTCTGCGTGATGAGCGCGCCGCATACGCGCAGCGACAGCTCGAACACGATCAGCGCGCCGTGCGTCATTCCAGCACCGTCAACCCCGTATGATCGAGCGCGTCCTCATAGGTGTTTTCATGTTGCGACGTGATTGGCTCTCGCGCAAATCCGGTCAGCACTTCCGCGCCGCAATTCTCGCAACTGTATTTGTCACACGCCCAAACTCGCCCGCCTTCACAGAACCAAAAATCGTTCTTTGTGCAGCGCATGCGCAGCTGACACGGAACGCAAATCGGCCGCCTGTCCTGCATCATGTCTCGCGCGCCTGCACCAGCAGCGCCGCCACCACAGCGCCGAGCGATGTGCCAAACAGCACGCCAACAAATCCCCACACCCAGCACACGCTCAGCCTCCCATGAAATGGTCGGGCGCAGGCGGCGCAGCCGCGCTGTCAGCAGCCGCGGTTTCGCGCTCAAGCCACGCCGCCTCCGCCCAGGCCGGATACTCCGGCCATACAATCTCCGCCGTGTATGCCGGCCACACGTTGTCAGCGAGACAGCGCTCCCATAGGCGTGCGGCGGACACCACTTGTTTACGCCCCATGGTCAGCACTGCCTCGCTGAGCTCCGCCACCGTCAACGCATACGGTGGTGTGGCCTCCTGTGTCACAAACAAGAACCGCCGCTTGGCCTGACCAAACACGGCGTTGAGCCCGCCCTCGGCGAACGCCGCCTGGATCGGCCAGCCGTACTCGATCATCCGGCGCGACAGCGTGTGCGGCGCACCGCTCGCCTGCGTCGTCTTGTAGTCGACGTACGTTGTTCGATCGGGCGACAGCCAGTCGAGCAGCTGCCGGCACCAGATAAAATTCCCGGCTTCCCACGCAATCATCGCCTCGCTGTCGCCGTGCGCATCAAACATCCACCAATGTCCCGCGGCCTCCAGCGCCGCGCGCGCCGCACGTTCCATCGCCTGCGCTACCGCGTAATGTCGCGCCAACACCACCAAGCGGCCGGCCGCCTCGCCACCGGCGCGCAACATGCGGGCATCCTTCTTGCGCCAATCGGCATACTCCTCCGGCAGCACGTCGATGTTTTTGCCTTTGCCGAGCAGCAGCGTGTGAGCGAGATTGCCGATGTCGAATTTGGTGTCGTCGTCCGGCGCGTAATCCGGATTGAGCCGCGGGTGCGCGTGCCAGGCGTGCAGCGGCGAGCGCTCCAACAAAATCTTGCACAGCGACTGCGTGAGCGAGGGCCGCGGGCAAGGATCGGCGAAGTACTGCTCCGCTGTGATGGCGGAATAAAATCCCGGCCCGGCAAAGCCCGTTATCGCCATGACAGTATCGCCATCATCGCCGTCACAAAGGTCGCCAGCATCAGCGCCGCGGCCACGATCAGCTCGGGAGGGACAGATCGTCGACGCTGCATAGCCGTTTCTCGATTTCCATCAGCGCCAGCACGCAGTGCCAGGCGTCATCGTCATCCTCACCCGGCCGGTCGCGCGCCACAAAATTGCGATAGCGGTGCCGCATGACGCCGCGCGCGATCAAGAGCTCCCGCTTGGTCATGCGGTCGAGCCGCTCGCAAAAGTTTCGCATCCGTGTTGACATGCCCCGACTGTTACCACGGTGGAAAAAGGTGTCAATGAGTATCAATCAAATTGACCGGAACAAACCGATACCGTAGTGGAAACGTCCACAGATGAAACTGCACCCGATCAGGCTCTGGCGCTACCGCCACGATCCGCCGCTTTCGCTGCGGCAAGCCGCTGCCGCGCTCGGCGTCACCCACGCCGCAATCTCGCGCTGGGAAGATGGCACCCGCACCATCGACCTCAATCTCGCAATCCAAATTGCATACAAAACCGGCATTCCTATCAAGGACCTACGCCCCGATCTGAATGCAATCTTCAACCCACCATGACTATCATCAACCAGGTCGACCTGCCTATGCCGCCCAGCGTCAACGCGCTCTGGCGCACGGCCAAGGGCCGCATCCATCGCTCGCTGCCCTATCGGAACTGGATGCAGGCCGCCGACACGCATTGCATCGCCAACAAAACTATGCGCCGCATCAAGAAGATAGCCGGCGAATTTGATGCGCTCATCATGTTCGATCGCAGCCGCGCCCGCGCGCAGAGCGACCTCGACAACCGCGGCAAGGCCGTTCTCGACTGGGCCGCATCCCGCGACCTCATCGCCAACGACAAGCACTGCCAGGCGCTCACCATGGTCTGGACGCCGCGCGAAGATGCACCCGACGGCTGCAGATTGATCCTCACCGAACGCGCGCCATGAACACGAAATTCGACATCCAGCTCGCCGCGGCTACGGTGCATGAGCGCCGGCTGCACGATGTTTTCACGGCCGCAAAAATCGAGAAAATCGAGCTCAAATCCGAGAGCGTGCTCTGGGAACGCACCGGCAATATCTGCATCGAATACCGCCAGAACGGCGAACCCTCCGGTATCGCCGCCACCGAGGCCGACTACTGGGTGCATGAGCTCCTGCGCGAGGACAAAACGCTGGTCTATCTCATGTTCCCGATCGAGCGCCTTAAAGAGCTCGCCCGCCATCACATAAAGCTCGGAAATACCTACAAAAACGGCGGCGACCGCGGCAACATCGACATGGTCCTCATCCCGCTCGCGGACATCCTGAAATGAAAACCGTCAACCTCCCCGACCAATGCTGCGGCCACTGCCGCTTCTGGATCGCAGACACCACCCAGAACAACCAGATAGGCCTCTGCCGGCACAACCCGCCCGTCCCCATGGTCGTCGGCATGGGAACCCCCGCCATCGTCGCCGATCCCGCAAAAGCCCCCATGGTCCCCATCGTGCACAGCTTCTTCCCGCAAATGACCGCCGTCGGATGGTGCGGAAAATGGGCAGCGAAATTCGACGCGTAATTACCGGTCCGCAAGGCGCCTCGTACCGTTTCGGCAAAGGCGCCTGGTCATGCCAGTGCGGCGGTCGCATGGCCGTCATCGATAGCAGACCCGCACCAAACGGTATCCGGCGCCGGCGCTGGTGCAACCGCTGCGGATCGCGCATAACTACCTACGAAACCATGCAAATCCCCGCCCCAAAGCCATGGTGATGCACAGATGCCCGCCTTGCGATGGCAAAAATTCACGAACCGCAAGAGGATGCGCGCACACGGCTGCGAACGTATCGATGGCGGCACCAGCCTCTGGCAACTCCTGCAAGGCTCAAATCCGCCCGCCGGCAAGCGCAAGCCGCAGCCATCAAAGGCCGAGCTGCGCGCTCTCGCCGCCAATATCGCCGCCAAGCACAACCTCAAGTCGTGCAGATAGGACAGTATTGCTGACCATGAGCAGAAATTCCCCACGGCAAAATCAATGACTTAGCGGTATAGCGCGCCGATAGTTTCGAAACGATCCCAAAATCCGTTCCGCAATCCCCGCAAATCACACTACGGCCATCGGCACTTCCATCGTTCTGGCTTGACACGAAAAAACAACCCGGCGCAAACGCTACGCGCGCGTAACCTCACACAAGCAGCCGCTCGGTAACCCCCTGCAACACCGACCCTCCCCGCTCAGGCACGCCCAAGCCCGAAACGGCCGGAAGCGGCACTGAGTACAGCCGTAGATGCCTGCTGGTTCATCTGGCCCCGCAGGGCCTCTTTTGCGTTAGCAAAACCTTGCTTCCTTCCCTTCCTCTCATGAGGGAAAGAGGCGTAATTGGAGAGAGCAAAAATGGCCGAATACCGTTCCTGGTCCGATGAATACCCATGGACAAAGCGCTCACTCCCAAAACCCTCCGATAAAGCCTCACCGCGCCAGCAGCTCGAACGCGTCCTCCTCCACAAATACGGGCGCGCTAAAGCATCCCCACAAGACCGCGAACTCTGGCTCAATACCTCCGATGATACGCCGTAACGGGAAACTCCCCCGCCGATGACCTCTGCATTTGACGCTGTGTTTGCGGCGTGAAAGCAAGCGGCTGTGCGACGTTAGCGCTCGCTGCTGATGACCATGTCTCCGCATAAAAGACATGCTCTGCTGCGAGCAAATATTTGTAGCATGCAAGAAACCCTTGTGGCACAGGCACAACTTGCATGTCTGCGTACACGACTGTTAGTTCGCCGCTGCGCTTGTGCTTGCGTTTGCGCGCGGTGGTTGTGGTACCTAGGGGTCAGGCCCCCCATCGGTCCCCTTTGCGATCGATCGCGGGTCTCCCCCTTGCTCTCGTTTTTTTTGGAAATTTTGTGATAGGGGCTGGTGCCGGCACTCTGAAGGGCACTGAGAAATGGCGATGGGCATTATAGGATTGACAGTCCTTACGCCTGTTGAAGCGTGCAGGTGCTTTCTCTGGAGGACGAGGCACGCGGCCTGCCTGGGGTTTGTCGCCCGGGCTTGACCAAGGAGGATAGGGGTGCCGGCATTGGGGGATGATGCGCGGGTTCGGGCGTTGGTTGCGCGGATTGTTGCGGCGCTGGCTGGTGCGACGTTGGAGGAGGGGGTAGCGGCGTTGTGGTTTACGCTGCGGATTTATGTGAGGGAGCAGGTGAGAGGTGGGCCATGGGTAGGACGCGGGCGGAGTTAGCGGCGCGATTGCGGGAGGGATATGAGGCGAACAACTGGGCGCCTGCGTTGGATGTCCTTGCGGAATTGGAGGCGCCGGAGGCTGCGCCGGCGGTTATTGCCGATGCTGGTGGTTCAGATTTATCGGGCGGTGGGGCGGCGGCGGATGAGGCGGAGAGTTGCGGGGACCCGGCGCCGGCGGCATTGACGTCTGGGAAGGCGATAACGGCGGCTGAGATTGAGAGTTGTGGGGACCCTGTGCTGGGGGAGGCGATTGCGGAGGGTGAGAGTGATGCATGGGAGGCTCCTCCGGAGGATGACGCTGACCGGGCGGGGGGCGGGGAGGATGCGCCTTTTGGTTTGCCGGACCGTGCGGGTGAGGACGGGGAGGAGCGGCCTGGGCTGCATCATCGGGCGCCGCGGTCGAAGCGGCCGGTACGGAGGAAGCGATGACGCGTGGCGAGTGGTTGGTAGGGATTGATTTCAATCCGAGCGGGGATGGGCAGGTTGATGCGATCAAGCGCCGGGCGGCGGACCTGCTGGATTGCATCAACGACATACCGGGGCAGGACGGTGGATTTCCCGAGGTGAGCCGGTTGAAGGCGCTTGCGTGCACGTGCATTGAGGAGGGTGCGATGTGGGCGGTGAAGGCGGCGACCAAGCGGATGCGGCCGGATGTGTAGGCCTGCCTAGCCGGGCCGAGGGAGTGGATGGTGGGACAGTTATTAAGCCGGCGTAGGTTTTTCGGATTATTGCCGGCGCTGCCGGTTGCGGCGAAGGCGCCGATCGCCGCGGTGCCCGAGCTCGGGGCAGTGACGGCGGTGACGGTGATTTCGGGCGGGAGTGAATATGTGGGGCCGCCGCTGATGAAGGTCACGCCGGAAATGATTGCGCGCATTGACTGGGGCGCGCTGCATAGGCCTGGCTACATCGAGTGGCGCCGTGATTGACCGCCGCGGATTTTTATCTGGCCTGGTTGGGGTGCTGGCGGCGCCGGCGATTGTGCGGTGCGCGAGCCTGATGGAATTGCGCGGGGTGCCGCTGCCGGCGAACCCGGACTATGCGGAGCTCGTTCGGATAACGAAGCGGGCGTTTACTCCGCGCCTGCAGGTGCAGTCGTACAGCCGGCCGCCGTGGCTGGACATCGATTGGGATATGCCGGCGTTTGAGTTTGAGGCGATCGAGGCGGTGCGTGCCGAGCGCTAAGCCGGTTTCGTTACGGCCGCGGGGGCGTGCGGGGGTGCGTGCGCATGCGTACCGGCCCGGGCATCGCTGGCGCAATTTATTCCTTGAATTTATCGGCTACCTGACCATTGACAGCAAGGAGACCGGGGTTTCGCCGCTCAAACTGTACGGGTCGCAGACGCGGTTTTTGGACGAGCTGTGCGAGGGGCTCGACCGCGGGGTCCGGCATTTCGTGTGTTTGAAGGCGCGCCAGCTGGGCATATCGACGGTGAGCCTGGCGATCGACCTGTTCTGGATACTGGTGCATGACGGGCTGCAAGGTGCGCTCATTACCGACACCGATGAGAACAGAGTTAAATTCCGCATCCTGCTTGAGCGCTACCTTGAAAGCCTGCCGCTGGGTATGCGCAGCGGAATTGTTCGACACAACAAGTCGAACCTGGTGCTCAAGAACGGGTCGGTGCTTGATTATGTGGTGGCCGGTGGAAGGAAAACGGGAGGCGGATTAGGGCGTTCGCGGGCGTGGAATTTTGTGCATGCGACCGAGTGCTCGGGCTGGGGGTCGGAAGCCGGCTATGCGTCGATGATCGCGGCGCTGGCGCAGAAGCATCCGGATCGGCTGTACATTTTTGAGAGCACGGCGCGCGGCTACAATCTGTTCTGGGACATCTGGCAGGAGGCGCAGAAGGACACGCTGACGCAGAAGGCGTTTTTCATTGGCTGGTGGAGCAATGAGAATTACGCGTTCAAGGAAACGTCGCGCGAGTACAAGCATTACTGGGACGGCAAGCCGGACGACGGCGAGGCGGCGCTGATGAAGGAGGTGCGCGAGCAGTATGGTGTGACGGTCAAGCCCGAGCAGCTGGCGTGGCACCGGTGGATGCGCACGGCGAAGATCAGCGCGGATGATCTGATGGCGCAGGAATATCCGTGGACCGAGGAGCAGGCGTTTGTGATGACCGGCAAGAATTTTTTCCCGAACTCGCGATTGAACGAGGACATCCGCTGGGTGCATGAGAACAAGATATTGTTCAAGGCGTACGCGTATCACATGGGGGAGAATTTTCTGGCGACGACGGTGGAGGGCGTGCAGCGCTCGGGGCTGGCGGATTTGCGGGTGTGGGAGGAGCCGCATCCGAACGGGTTCTACGTGATGGGTGTGGACCCGGCGTATGGGCGCGCGGACTATCAGGACAATCACTGTGTGCAGATATATCGCTGCTACGCGGATTGTTTGGTGCAGGTTGCGGAGTATGCCAGCGTCAATCCGGAGACTTATCAGCTGGCGTGGGTGATGGCGCACCTGGCCGGGTGTTACAAGAACATCTGGATCAACATCGAGGTGAACGGTCCCGGGCCGGCGGCGATGCGCGAGCTCAAGCACTTGCGCGAGCTGATGGACCAGGGGCAGCTGCAGCAGGCGGCGGCCGACCGCAAGCTGGAGAACGTGCTGGGCAATATGCGTTGGTATCTGTATCATCGGCCGGACAGCTTGGGCGCGGGCTATGCGTATGGCTGGAAAACCACGCAAGACAACAAGCTCCTCATCCTCAATCAGATGCGCGACGCTTACGCGTTGCGTGCGCTCCGCATTCGGTCGATACCGCTGCTTGAGGAAATGCAGCGCGTCATCCAGGATGGGTCGCTGATCGAGGCGGAGGGGACCGGGCATGACGACCGGGTGTTTGCGACCGCGCTTGCCAACAAGGCCTATCTGGAATGGCTGCGCTCGTCGCTGATTGCGAACGGTGCGACCTACGACAACGTGACGAAGCAGGAACGGGTGCAGAGCCAGAACCCGAACGCGACGCTGGTCGATCAGCTGGTGCAAGATTTCTTTTCTGTAAAAGAGAGCGAACGAGTTCAAGCGAGATTGGACGCGGCCTGGCGATGAGCAGCATAGGCGACGAAGCACGCGCGTCAGTGCCGTCTGCAAAGCACGTGCAGCGGACCGCGGAACAGATTGCGTATGAGCGGGCAATCCGGAATGTGCGGGCGTTTCGGATATGGAGGAACGAATGTCGGCGCCTTGCCAAGCGCTGCAGCCATCGGCGGCTGGGCGAGCTGCTCGGTGTTCACCCCGCAACGGCCACCAAATATCTCAGGGGTGCCGCGCGCCGCTGGATGCACCCGAATTACAAAGGCAGTTCGCTGCAGGTTGTGGCGTTGCGTTATCGTGGGTGGAGCGAGCAGGATATTGCGGACAGCCAGCGGTGACGGCGAACGAATGCACAGCGCTGCTCCTGCTGGCGGCGATTGTTCTGGTGCTGTGGTATATCTGGAGGCACCGATGACGACCAAATTCGAGGCGGACGTTGCCGCGGCCTACAAGGCGCTGGACGAGCGCGTGGAGATTATCTGCACGGTGGCGACGGCGTTGCTCAATGAGATTGAGGCCAGTGCCTGGAGCAATGCGGGCGCCGGCGGGTGGATTGTTCCGACGCCGCGGATGCTGCGCCTGATGGCGGAGCTGCGCCGGGTGATGCGATGATCATCAGAACCTACCGCTGCGAGGATTGCGGTGACACGTTCGATGTGACGTGTGAAAGCAATGACGGCGACCCGGATTGCCCGTTCTGCGCGCGGGTACTGCAGTGGCAACCGGAGCGGTTTTGCATTGGCACCAACAAGAGCCGCGCGCTCGATCTCACCCAGAACATCATCGAGCACGACTACGGCCTGACCGACCTCAAGGACAATCTGCGCGAGGGTGACGTTGCGGCGAAGGGGCTGCCGCCGGCGCAGGGCGAGGAGCGGGCCTGGCGCGAGCAGATCGAGAACGACAACCGGGCGCTCGCTGCCACGGTTTCGAACATGGCGCCGCAGGCGCGGGAGTTTTTCTCCGGTGCCGGCGGCAAGCAGCAGATGAACGTGGCGGCGGCGGCGTTCGGCGATGCCAAGGCGCACCGCAAGGAAAACGCCTATGCCATGGACCTGTTCAGCCAGGGCGGGCGCAAGGGCGAGCACGTGATGACGCATCGGCTCTTGACCGAACACGGCCGCACCATCACAGTGCGCAAATAGCGCGAGGGCGCGCGCGTTCTTAACGCAAGGATTTTGCGTGAAGGTTCCGCGCGACAAGACGCTGGCGCCGTGGGCGCTTGAGCTCATCGAGCAGTGCGAGGTATCGCGTGCCGACCGGATTTCGCAGCTGGGGACCTGGCGCTCGTACTACTGGCGCGGCACCGACTTTGGTGAAGGCGCCCGCTACAACAAAATCTTCTCCCACATCGATCGGCTGGCTAGCTTTCTGTTCAGCGCCGACGACGTGCGGTTTTCGATTAGTTACGATACCGTTCTCGGTGAACCCTATCACGAACGTGCTGCGGCGGCTTCCCGGGTGCTCAACCGCGACTATCACCGCGGCGGCTGCGACCTCGACTTTGCCGATGCCGTGCACTGGGCGCTGATCGAAGCCAAGACTTTCATCAAGACGGTATGGGGCCAGAACGAGGAGCTGGAGAGCTGGCTCATTCATCCGCAGTTCATGGGCGTGCTGCGCGAGGACATCGATGGGCTCGATCGGCAGGAGGCGTTTACCTACACCACCTACGTGACGCCGACCGAGCTCGCGCGCCAGCTGGTCGACCGCGACGATAAGGAGCAGATACTGGCGAAGATAAAAGCCAGCGCCAACCGTCGCAGCCAGGAGGAAATGGAGGAGGTGATCGCCGGCGATGCGCTGAGGCAGATCATCATCGGCGGCATCAACCCGGTGCAGCAGGTCACCGCGGCAACGTCCAAGAACACGGTGATCGTCTCGCAGCCGCCGATGCCGGCGATCGACACCAAGCTGGCGGCGTCGCTCATTCGCGTCGACGAGCTCTGGGTGGTGGACAGCAAGCGCAAGGACTGGACCACCGTTCGCATGGTGAACCCGGGCGTGCTCTTAGAGGGCGACAAGCTCAAGGACGCGGAGGGCATCATCCTGGAGGGCGAGAACAAGCACCGCAATCTCAGCGGGGTCGAGGGCGAGCAGCCGTTTACCGAGGTATGCCCGAACCGGCTGGACAATTATTTCTGGGGACAGAGCGAGGTCATCACGCTGGTGGCGCTCCAAGACATGCTCAACAGCGCGATCGAGGACGTGCGCCGCATCACCAAACTGCAGGCGCGGCCGCCAAAAGCCTTCATCGGGTTTCAGGGATTGAACGAGCAAAAATACAAGGCGCTCAACGTGCCCGATGGGTGGATTTCGGAGGATACCCCGAACGCCAAGATCGAGCGCCTGGCGCCAGAGGTGCCGCCGGAGCTGTTCCAGCAGATCGAAAAAATCTTGAACTGGTTCGATGAGGCCGGTGGCTTTCAGCCCATCACCATGGGCCAGGGTGAGCCTGGCGTGCGCGCGGGCTCGCATGCGCAGACGCTGTTGCGCACCGGCTCGCCGCGCATCCGCGACCGCGCGCTGCTGGTCGAGCGCCAGTGCGCCGCGCACGCGGACTTTTGCTTCAAGCTGCTGCAGGCGAAGGACGCCGGCGTCTATCGCTCAAAGGCGAAAGAGGAGTTCATGCTCTCGCAGATGCTCGACGACTACCGGGTGGCGGTGGACAGCCACTCGGGCTCGCCGGTGTTTTCCGAGGACATGGAACGCAAGGCGTTCATGCTGGCGAAGGCCGGTGCCATTGGGCCGGCCGAGCTGATCATGTTGACCAGACCGCCACAGCAGGATATTTTGATCGAGCACGCGGAGGCGCGTGCGGCCGCGCAGGCAGCGATGTTGCAACAGCATCCTGAGCTCGCCAGCAAAGGCCGCAAGCGTTAGAGGCGACCCGAGGGCGCACCCACCGAACCCGTGTTCAGGCTTGAGCCGCACGGTTCACAGATGAGGTCCACCATGGCTCGTCGTCGAAAGCACCGCAGGGGTCGTCGGAAGTAATTCCCGCCCGTCCGACACTCCGCGGCTTCAGGTTGACTGTTGCCGCCCCTTGACTTGCCTCCCGCATTGTCTGGGCGGGCCCCGATGGGGGCATCGCCGCTTGGCGTGCCAACAGGCTCGCCTGGCAACAATGCTAATGCGCTCAGTCAAGTGCGGGAGGCCATTAAGATACTCGAAAAGGCGCTGCCCAACCTGCCCACCGGCAGCGACCCCTACAAGGCGGTGCTCTCCGCCATTCAATCCGTTTCCCGCCATGTCACCCCGAGTGCGGAGGTGCCTGGCGTTCAGCAAACCACGCTTCGCGACATGCAGCAGAACGCACAACAGAGCGGGATGCTGCAGTCGGTCATGCGCTCCCTCGGTGGCGGGGGAGGTGGTCCGCCGGGACCGGCGGGACTGCCCGCGCCCTCGGGTGGCCCGCCGGCTCCCGGTGGTGCTCCCGCTGCCGCCGGCATCTGAAACACAGGAGGCCTCTCATGGCATCAAATAGGTTTCCCGGCCCGACCTACAATCAGCTGATCGGCAAGGACGCGCAGATTGTGAAGGTCGACATGGACATCGCCGAGATTGGCGCGCGCCGCTCGGCGATGCCGGGCGGCCACGACCCGCAGCGGCCGGGCTCCGTACACAACGCCCCGGGTGCCCCGGAAATGACGATCAAGCACGTGACGTAAAACAATGCGCGAGATTGAGGAGGCCGAATATCAGCAGCTGCAGCAGATGCGCGGCGTGCTGGAGAAACTCAACAATAATCCGAAATCGCGGCGTGACTATCAGCGTGCGCTGAAAGCCAACTATCCGGAAATCACCACCGACGAGGACCGCCTGGCGGAAGCGCCGGAGGTGCAGCGCCTGACCAAGCTGGAGGAGCGGCTCGAAAAATACCTGGACAGTCAGGACAAGCGCGAGCAGGACGCCGAAACCAAGGCGGCGTTCGGTCGCCTGGCGGATGCCGGCTACACCGAGGAAGGCATCAGCAAAATTCAGAAGCTGATGGTCGATCGAAAGATCGGCGACCCGGAGGCGGCGGCGGCGCTGTTCGACAAGACCAATGCGCCAGTCGACATCACGCCATCCGGCTTCCAGCCGACCACCTGGGGGTTCGGGCAACCGAGCGACGACCCCGACACCAAGCTGCTGTTCGAGAACGAGGATGCGTGGGCCGAACGGGAAGCGCGCAAGGCATTCCGCGAAGGCTAAGACTTGAGGAAACCTGGGCGAGGGCGCGCCCCCTAACCCGAGGGGGTTATCATGCCGCAGACCGGCCTAGGCATCGTTCCCGGTGGAGCGATAGGCAATCAATTAGTTGCCGCTACGCGTCGCGCCTTCATTCCGCGCCTGGTTGTTCAAATCTACAAGGCGACGCCGCTGCTGTCGCTGTTGATGCGCAACGCGCAGCGCGCTCGAGGTGGTGTTTCGCAAGTCACCGTGCCGGTGCAGAACAGCTCGTTCGTTTCATTCAGCTGGTCGGATTATTCCGGCACGTTCCCGCAGCCGGCCGATGTCGCCGCCATCCAGAACGCCGAATTTAACTTGAAGCTGGGGGTGGTCCCCATCCCATTCATGGGCATGGAAGCCATCATCCAGTCGAGCGAGGTGGTCATCCCGCTGCTCAAGGCGCGCATGGCGGATGCCAAGACGGTGGCGGTGCAAGCCATCAGCTCCGCATCGTTCACCAACAACGTCGCGCAGCCGTCGCAGGTCGACAGCCTGTTCCAGGCCTACGATGACGGCACCAACGTGTCGACGTACGGCGCGATTTCGCGCACCGGCGCCAGCGGCGCGTTCTGGCAGGCGCAGCTGATCACCGGCGCCGGCAGCGTTCTCACCCGCACCGCCTTCATCAAATACATCGTGCAGACCACGACCGGCCCAACCGGCGGCTCGATCGGCGGTGGCGGCGAGGCGCCCGACTTTGTCGTGATGTCGCCCTCCGACTGGACGACATTGATGACCGATTTTATGAGCCTGGAGCAGTTCAACACCGGACCCGGCTCGCGCTACGGCAGCGACACGGTCGTCAACGCCGGCTTCCGCGGATTGATGCTCGCCGACACGCCGATCTTCATGGACCCATGGTGTCCGAAGGGCACGGCCTATCTGATCAACAGTCGCTATCTCGCGCTCTATTTGTCAGAGGATGCACCGTTCGCATTTTCTGGTTGGTACAGCGCCATCCCCAACCTTCAGATAGCAAACATCGGGGTTGTGATTGTTGCGTTCAACATCGTGTGCACCAAGCCGATTTCCGGCATGCGCGTCACCGGCATCACCGGCGGAGCCTTCTAACAGGAGGGGGAGCAACCCATGGCATTCCCACGTCTAGGCGGAGCCGGCATCCCGCTCAATGTTGCCGGCGGTCTGGTTCC